AGAAGGCATGCTCGGCGACGAAGGCCCAGACGGGTTTGTCGCGGCGCAACGCCCGGATCTGGTCAGCCAGGTCAAAGACGCCGGCGACCTCCCCACCAAAGCTGTCGATCTCGAGTGCCACCGCGCGAACGGACGGATCGCGCGCTGCCCCCTCGATCTGTGCCGCGATCCCCTCATAGCTGGTCTGGCCAGAGGACTGGCCGATCCAGCCTCCCCGGTGGACGAGGACGCCGGAGATCTCAATGACGGCAATGCCGTCTACGACAGGATATGGTGCGTTGCCTTGTTGCTGCAGGCGTTCTGTCAGGCCACCGGCCAGAATGCTGGCGCGTGTCGGCAGGGGTGTCGTGACCTCCGACACGTCATCCCGCTCCGTCAACTCAACCTGCCGTCCTAAAATGCGCGGTCCAAGCCCCGACAAAAACGCCATGGCCTTTGAGGGTTCAACCAGCAGCGGCGTGTTAAACGCGCGTGCGGCAATGCGGGCATGGAGCATCAGGCTTGGTCCTCGTCAGGGCGTGGGCGGTCTTCCGCGTTATCATTTGTGTCGGTCTGCTCGTCTTCATCACCTTCGGTCAGTCCCGCCTCGACACCCTGCGCAGGCGATCCCGGCCGACGGAAATCGAGCCCCAGCGCGCGCTCGCGTTCTCTCTCTGCCGCAACTTCGCGATCGACCTGCTCAGCGTCATAGCCGCGTTCGGCGATGGCCTGCGTTCGGGATTTAAGCCCCGCCTCGATCTGGGCGATCTCGGCATTGGCGTCTTTCAGCGGGTCGACCCAATCCCATTTCGTGGGCAGCCAGTCGGCGGCCAGCATGCGCGGGCGGTCTGCCTCGTAACCGGGCAGGGACAGCGAGCCGGACAGAACGGCCAGATCTAGCCACCGCGCATAGACTGGGCGGCAGAGTTGGTAGACCATGACTGAGTGCTGCCAAGCCGAGACGCGTCGGCGGAATTCGATCAGCGCAAGGCGTGAGTTCGAGAAGTTCCCCTTCACCATGTCATTGGCGAGGTAGGGGTAGGGGATACCAAGTGCTGCCGATATCTGCAGCAGCGTCCTGTACTGGAACGGCTCATAGGTCGCCCCGCTGTCCGCGGGCTGGCCGACGGTCACATCCTCGCCAGGATCCAGCTGCACGATCTGGCCCGGGCTGATCTCGACGCCTGCCGGCATTTCTTCGTCGTCCAAGGGTGCGAGCGGGTTCTCGGGGGCAGGGGATGTCACAAACATTGCGTACATCGCGGCGACCTTTTTGCGGTCGAGCTCGGCATCGTCATATTGGTCGAGCAGGAACAGCTTCACGATGGCGGGCGCCAGTTTCGAGACGCCGCGCAGCTGCCCGCCCTCGACTGGGTCGATCACATGGATGACCTCCGAGGCGGGAACGCGCACGATTTCTCCCGAGAGCCCCGGATCTGTGCTGTCACCCGGGTGACGCCGGAAGAAGTGATAGGCGACGCGCCGCCCGATCCGGTCGAATTCGATCCCCTGGCGGATCGCGTTGCCGTTGCGCGCCACGCCTGTCTCGTGCAGTGGCAGCATTTCCGACGGCAGCATCTGCAGCTGGAGGGGAACCGTGAGGCCGTCCTCCACCCGCCGCGGCCGGATCCGAACAAAGACCTCACCCGCCAGAAACACCTCGCGCGCCGCCCGGCGCTGCAGCCCGTAGAAATCCGTCAGCCCCTCGGCATCGGCCTCATCGGTCCAAGCGAGCCAGAGCCGCTGCAGCTCTTCTTTTTGAGCGGCATCGGCCAGTTTCGAGATCGGCTTGATGCCATCGCCCACGGTGTTGGCTGCCCAGCTTTCGACCGCGTTCACGGCATAGCCATTGTTGCGCACCAGCCAGCGCGCGCGGGCGGTGATGTCGGGACCAGATGCTGCGATTAGCGCGTTCACATGTGCCCGTGTCGCCTGGAACCCGCGAAGACGGCGATGATGCTGGCCCGCGTCAAACCCGCCGATAAACGCCCCAAGGCGCTGTCGCCAGTTCATCAGAGATCCTTCACGGCGAAGGGGCGCAGCACGCGCCCAGCGCCGCGCTCGAGTTTGGCGATGCGCCGTTCGACATCGCCTATGGCCGCGGCAAGCTCGGCGTCGGTCCCGTAATTGACGGTCTTGCCGTCATAGCTGACGGACCGCGTGCCGCTGTAGCGCGCGGCCAAGAGCGCGCTGTGGCGGAGTTTCAGCTCGTCGATGGTCATTCGTCATTCCATGTATTTGGGCGTACTGATCTTCCAGCCACGCCGCCGGTGCGTTGCGATCCGCCCCGCCTGAGGTTCGGTCGATGTCTCGGGCTCTTGCGTTTGCGAGGTAACAGCCGTCTCCACACCAGCCTGCTTTTCCAACTGCCGCCACATGCGCTCATCAAAGCGGTCGGCGCCGAGGATCCAGGCGGCGGCCCGGGCATAGACCCGTGTGTCCAGCGCCTCGTTTCGCTCGCGCATCTTTTGCCATTCCTGGCGGGCGTAGCCGCGCCGGTCGCGGATCGTGACCAGCTGCTCGGCCACCAACTGTTTGAGCCATTCACTGTCGGCCCAGTCGGGCAGGTGGACCATACCCGCGGGGTTGGGCACGCCCAGCGCGCGATCCTCATCGGACGGTCGCTCGAGCCGCAGATAGCGATAGGTCTCGGCTTTGAAGGTGGCCGTGGCCACCGTCCAGAGCCGGGCCCCACGTTTGAGCTTCCGCCCATTTACCGTTGCATCGACGAATGTTGGACCCGACACAGGCGTGGCCCGGTTGAATCCTTCGAGCCCCTTTACGGGCGCCACTTGCGCAATGCCCTGTGCCCGGGCCCAGGCGTAGACCGCGGCTGTTTCATAGCCGGTATCGATGGCCAGCTTGGCGAGCGGCATCACGGCGCCGTTCGCATGCACCCAAGTTTGGCCGAGCAGTGCTGTCAGTGCTTGCCAGCAGGCAGGGTCACCCGGCCCGCCCGGAATGACGATGTGATCGATCAGCCAGCTTTCTAAGCCGCGGCCCCAGGCCCAGACGTCGACCTCGATACGGTCCTTCTGCACATCGGCCCCGGCGGTCAGGAACAACCCGCCCATCGGGATCTGCGCCGCGTAAGCCTCGCGGCGGTCCGCCAGCCGTTGCCATTCCGGCGCATCGCCGCTTTCAACCCAGGTCTCGCCCAGGAGCGTGTTCCGTGCTGCGCGCAGCATTTCGTCAGAGCCTTGCGCCGCCAGCCAGTCCCGCGCGATCTGCTCCCAGCTTTTCCAGCCGACCGGCGAATAAAGCGCCGAGAGGTGGAAGCCGATCGCGTTGGGATCGGCACTGCTCGCCGTCGCTCGCCACTCACCCCGCTCGAGCATCTGCGTCTTGTGATGCTCGGCGATTGCCTGGTCGCAGCCTGCGCAGGCATAGGCAGCTGTTTCCGGTCGTCCCTTATCCCAGCGCAGCCGCTCGAACTGCAGCCATTGCATATGGCCGCAATGCGGGCAGGGCACGAAATACCGCCGCTGATCGCTGGCCTCGAACTCCCGTTCAATCCGGCTCAACCCTCGGATCGTCGGGGTTGAGACCATGAACACCTTGCGCCGATGCGCGAAGGTCGTGGTGCGCGCCTCCGCGAGGCTGACCGGATCGCCCTCTTCATCAGCGGACGCTGGATAGGCATCGACCTCATCCAGAAACACGTAGCGCGCCGGCATCGAGCGCAGACCCGTGGCCGAGTTCGCACCGGTCAGCACGAGTAGGCCGCCGGGAAACTCCTTTGACAGCATCGAGTTGCCGGCATCACGTGACCGGGCGGGCTGCACGCGTTCCTTAAGCGCCGGGCTATCCTCGATCAGCGGATCGATCCGCCCCCGCGAGGTGCGCTTGGCCATTTCGACGGTGGGCAGCACCGCCAGCATGGGGCCCGGTGCATGGTGAATGACGAAGCCAATCCAGTTGTTTCCGGCCTCCGTCGCGCCGACCTGCGCGGCCTTCATGAAGCTGATCCGCTGTGCTGGGTGGTTTGGCGACAGCGCATCCATAATGGCGCGCAGATATGGAGTTCGGGCTGTTCTGTATTGTCCGGGTTCAGCTGAGGCGCGCGAGGATAACTTGCGATGGGTGTCGGCCCATTCAGACACGGTCAGGTCCGGATCAGGCCGCATGCCCCGGCGCCACGCGCGCAGGATATCCTCGGCGCCCTCGAAGGCGAGATCGAGGCCTTCGGTCAGATTAGATGTGGTCTCCCCCTCATTCAAGCGAGACCCTGAGGTCGGCCAGGGCGTCGAGCTGCTCTCGGACATGGGTTTCCAACACCCTCTGCAAGATCGCAGTCTCGATCGTCACCGCTTTGCCGGATGCCTTCTCCATGTCTGCGGACAAATGTGCGGCCATGAGCGCCGCCACGCGTGTGGGCCAGGTGACCCAAAGATCGCGTTCTTGGCGTGCAAGACGAAACACCAAGGTCTCAGCGCGTGCGCGATCCACCAGCACGCCCTTCTTTTTCTGGATCGAGAGCTGGCGTTCCTGCGCCTGGTAAACGGTCAGCGCCGTGCGGGCCTTCAGATATGACGTGCTGTCACCGGGAACTGAGACTGCAGGCCCCTCACTTGTTGCACCGAAACCACCACGGGAGCGCATCTGTTGATCCGGGTCGGTCGCTGAACCGCGCTGCGCATCGGACGCCACAGCGTTGATGGACCCGTCTGCAAAAAGCACCAGACGCCCGGTCTTGCGGGCCTTCTGCACCGCCCCGCGCGAGATCCCTGCATGCTCGGCATAGGCGCGTTCGGACATACCTTCCATGGCTATTGGGCCACCTTCAAAACATTGAAAAGAAACAGGAAAAACCGCCTATTTGAGTTGATTACACTTCGGCGTCGAGCGATTCTCACATCAAGCAAATTGCCTGATTGGAGAAACACAAATGAGCCTTGTCACCCGCTACAACGCAGAAGCCAAACGCTTGATGCCGCATATGGCAGAGGACCTCTCGGTGGACGCTGCGATCGACAACGCTGGCCACATCGACGAGATCGTGTTCCGCCGCAGCGAATACCTAGGTGGCATGGCGGCGGTCCTCCTCGCGCTCATTGAACAGCAGACGTGAAGCCGAGCCCATGAGCACCCGCGCACAGATTGCTATCCAGATCGGGCCCGAAGAATGGGCGCATGTATATGTCCATTACGATGGCTACCCAGCGCACATGCTTCCCGCGCTAGCCGCGTGGACGCCCGAAGACATCCTTGCCGCAAGGGAAATCCGGCAGGTCAGCGCCGAGGCGCTGGATTGTTTCAACCCGCCTCAGCCGCCCCGGTTCCTCTCGCGGCCGACCTGTGAATTGTCCCATCTCTACCTCTGGCAGGACGGGCATTGGATCGATGCGACGGATTAAGCGCAGTGATCAGATAGCAATTATAGTGCTTTGATTTTGCTACGTTAATTGGCTCTTCAGAGCGATTGTGATTGCACCAAAACGATGCAACTCACCTGAAAGGCCCACGCCATGACCACACACCCCATTCCGCCCAGCCGCAATGAGGATTACGGCTTCTTTCGCACGCTGACCGTCTGCCCTCAGCGCGACCGCCGCAGCTCGGAGGTCTGGAGCCTTGCTTCTCGCCTGATCGCTGAAGCCATCCATGCCGACAGTGAGTACGAGAGGATCGGCATCCGCGACTTTCTCGACAGTCGCATGGGCCGTCACTTCGCCGATGATGTCGTTGGCAACTTGACCGGCTGCAACATCGGGCTCGAGGCCGCCATCGGCTCCGCGATCCGCCGCTGGCAGGGCTGGCGCATCGATCGCAAGACCGAACGTGAGCACGGCATCCCCGCGGGGCTGCCTTATCTGACTGGCTGGGTGCAGCACCTCGCCGTCACGGCTGCGATGGAAGATGCCAACTGATCTGCTTCCCGAAACATTCTGAATAGGAGCAAACGATGCCCAAACTCACCGATACACAAACCATTATTCTCAGACGTGCCGCATCCCGCCCCGGCAACTTGGCCATGCCGCTGCCCGACGGGCTGGCTGGCGCTGCGGCCAAGATGACCGTCACCAAGATGATCGAGCGTGGCTGGCTTGAAGAGGTTTATGCCAATCTCCGTCGTCACGAACCGATCTGGCGTGAGACCGGTGATGGTCACGGCACGACCTTGATCGCAACTGAGGCTGGACTTGATGCCATCGGCATTGATCCGGTTGTCGCAAGCACGGTCAGCAATATCCGCAAGGCTCGGCCAGCGGCCAAATCTAAGGAAGTGGCCGCAGACGCAAGCGCAGGCCCTAAGCTGGTCTCTATCCGGCAAGGCACCAAGCAAGCGCTCTTGATTGAGATGCTGCAGCGCCCCGAAGGCGCCTCGATCACCGAGATTGTTGAAGCGACATCTTGGCAAGCACATACGGCGAGAGGTGCAATCTCTGGTGCGCTCAAGAAGAAGCTTGGCCTAGCAATCACTTCCGAGAAACACCCCGAGCGCGGCACTGTGTACAAATTGGACGCGGCCTGATTCCGCCAGTCATCGCCAGCGCTCGAACAGCCGGCGCAGCGCATAGCTGCGCAGAAGCGAGACTATCACGAACATCGCGCCGATCGCGAGGTTGTCGTTCAGGCTTACTTTCAACCCGAACCGCGGAAACACCACGATCTGCGTCAGCACGGCCAGCGCATAGCCCACCGCGACATTGGTGATCGCCTCGATCAGCGATTGGCGCCGCGACTGCATCACGCCGCCAGCCGCTTGGATTTAAGACTTGCAAAACTCTCACCACTGTCTGTCAGAACGGCCTCTTCGCCGGTGAAGGCTTGCCAGCGTTCGATGGCGACATCGACGTAAACCGGGTTCAGCTCCACGCCGTAGCAAATGCGCCCTGTGGTTTCCGCCGCGATGAGCGTGGTGCCGGAACCCATGAAGGGCTCATAGACCGCTTGGCCAGGACTCGAGTTGTTCAGGAGCGGGCGACGCATGCATTCGACCGGTTTTTGCGTGCCGTGTACGGTTTCGGCATCTTGGTCCTTGTTTGCGATTTGCCAGAGCGTGGTCTGCTTGCGATCGCCGGCCCAATGGCCCTTGCCCTTGGCCCGCACCGCATACCAGCAGGGCTCATGCTGCCAGTGATAGTCGCCGCGGCTGAGCACCAGCCTGTCCTTTGCCCAGATGATCTGGGAGCGGATGGCGAAGCCCGCGGCGATCAGGCTGTCGGCCACAGTCGCTGCGTGCAGCGCGCCGTGCCAGATATAGGCAACATCACCGGGAAAGAGGGACCAGGCCTCGCGCCAATCAGCGCGGTCGTCGTTCAGGACCTTACCTGTGCGTTTCGTCTTGGCTGCGCCCGCTTGGTTGCGCCAAGACGGGTCGTATTCCACGCCGTAGGGTGGGTCAGTCACCATCAGCAACGGTTTGACACTGCCCAGTAGGCGCCCGACCACATCAGCGCTGGTGCTGTCACCGCAGATCAGCCGATGCGACCCTAGCTGCCAAAGGTCGCCTGCCACCGACACCGGGTTAACCGGCGGCTCCGGGATATCATCCTCGCCCTCAACGGCCCCATCTTCGCTCACCGTCTCTGGATCCTGCAGCAGGGCATCCAGATCCTCATCTGAGAAGCCCAGCAGATCGAGGTCGAAGTCTTCCGCCAAGAGCCCTGCGATCTCGTCGCGCAGCATCGCCTCGTCCCATTCGCCAAGCTCGGTCAGCTTGTTATCGGCAATGCGATAGGCGCGCCGTTCCGCTTCATCTAGATGGCCAAGCCTGATGACAGGGGCCTCGGTCAGGCCCAGCGCGCCGGCTGCCAGCACGCGCCCATGGCCCGCAATCAACTCGCCGTCGTTAGCAACCAAGCATGGTACGGTCCATCCGAACTTCGCCATGCTGGCCGCAATCTTCGCCACTTGCGCTTCG